AGCATTTAGACCAACTACCAAACGCTTTAAAATTCCATCATGGTCAGACTGGCCAACTCAACCCCCTGTTTGTAGCGGAAATGATGGGATTTACCCCGACATACACCGAAGAACCATTCAAAACGAAAATACAATGGATAGATCTGAGTTAATATTTCACGCACTTAAAGACAAAAGGCTTGTAGTGGATTTTGAAACCGGGAAAATATACTCTACAGTCATAAGGGGAAGTAAAGGAGAGAAAGTGGAATTGAAAGGTGCAGACTGCAATGGGTATGTGGTGCATAACATCTACTATAAGGGTGTGAAAAAACAATGTAGAGCGCATCAAATCGTATGGATTGCAGCCAATGGATTATATGACAAAGATGTTTTAATGATTGACCACATCAACCGGGATAGAACTGATAACAGACTGGTTAATCTACGACTTGTAAATGCTCAAGGGAACCGAGATAACGCAACCCCTTACAATGGCAAGTTAAGCCAAGATGAAATAGATAAAATGTATTTCCTTCATAAAGAAGGTAATATGACTATGAGAGAATTAGCCGAAGATTTCGGAATAAGTAAAAGTAGAGTCCAACAACTTATAAGCGAACATCCAGGATTGGACGGAATTACCTTTTCAAAATGGAGAAACGAATCCATAAAGACGTTCGGAAATGCGATTGTGCCACAGGTCGCCTTTGAGATATTCCTGGGTATTAATGAAGTAAACAAATTGACAATCTTTTAAACTGGAATTATGAGCAAAGAAAACTTAGGGCAAGAACCAGCATTTCCAACTGACTTGGACACTTTTAATCAAACAGGAATTAACAAACGTTTCTACGCTGCTTGTGCTGCTATGCAAGGGATGATAAGTACTCATGCTAATCCCAATGCGTCACATCCAATGTATGACAGTAATGAAGATATTACTAATGTTGTTAGGGCGTGTTATGCGTATGCTGACGAACTATTAAAACAGGAGGAATCATGAAAACAGAAACGACCTATTCCCAAATTGAATTAGAACACGGAGTATGCACTTGCTGTAATGAAGAATCAGACGAAATTTTAATCGGTGACGGCCGTTGTGTTGACTGCATCGAAGAGGAAAAGTTTTTTAACGAGACAATGAAAGGGGTTTAAAATGCCAAACATAAACAACGAAACCGAAATGCAAGATTTCACATTTGGGATAATCGAAACCCTACACAAAGAGAAAAAGAAACGCGGGAAATTCCCAGACCATGTGTCAAAAAATGAAGTGCTCCACTTTATCAAAAACAAGGTGGAGCGATCTTTAAAAGCACTGGAAGAAGAGGGAAAGGTTAATTCAATCGATGCGTGGAACTACAATAACAAATACTATGATATTACAGAAGATACTGAGGGAAGTGATAGAGATTGACACGATATGTAAGCGGTTGGGAATTTCGTATGAAGAAGTACTCTCAAAGAACAGGAAGCGCGAACTCGTAAATCTGAGAATTGCGCTTGCAGTTCGATTCAGGGGCAGAGGGTTAAGCCTTGAAAGAATCGGAGTGCTTTTAAATCGTGATCATGCCACGATAATCTACTATCTAAAGACCTTTGAAGGGATGCAACAGACGGGCCAGATACCAAATAACCTTAAACAAATAGCAGATGGAACCAAACTACAAGCTAATCTACAACAAACTTCAGGCGAAGTATCCTGAAATAGCCGAAGAGTTAAAACCGATCAATCCCGAATTTAACGGATATTTGATTTTATCCTTTTTCACGGCCTTTTGTCGGGTGAAAGGGGTAACATTCGCGGATATATCTAAAAAAGGGAATAACGATACCCGTGAGCTGTTTTTAGGGGTATGTGTGCTTGTGTTCGACCCTGAGTATTTGTTTGGATATAAAAAGAAACTGCGGAAAGGGTTAAGACCAAAGATTGCATCCCTGTTCGGCATGGAAGAGCGGTTAATTTCGTATAATCTTAGGAAAGTCAAAGATTTTATAGAGATATACGACAATTTCCGCAATGAAGTTGAACATATTTACAAACGTGTAAAGATAGAACTCAATGAAAAAGAGCGACAAAGAGAAGAAGTTAACACCTAAACAGGAGCGGTTTTGCTATGAGTATTTGGCTAATGGGTTTAACGCTACAAAGGCAGCGAAGATTGCCGGATATGCAGAGAAAACAGCGTATGCCATTGGTGCTGAAAACTTAAGAAAACCTCAAATTAAGGCCCGAATTCAGGAAATGAAGGACAATCTGGCTGAAACGGCGGGGGTTTCCGCTCTTATGATTGTGAAAGAACATTTGAAAATCGCTTTATCCTCACAAGGGCAGCTTAGAGACGGCTGGATGAAACTCAAAGACTTTGAAGAGCTGGACGAAGAAGCTAAAGCATGCATCCAGGAGGTAACAACTAAGACGGTTAAAAAGCACGTCAAGAAAGGAAAGCCGCCGGAGACTGAAACTTACGTTCGCATTAAGCTTTACGATAAACAGAAGTCCATGGAGGCCCTTGCGAATATGTTAGGCTTTAACGCCCCGACCAAAAACGAATTAACAGGCTTGAACGGGGCTGATTTATTTATGCAATTACTTAAAAGTTCAGGAGAATGAAAACAATATTCAAATACCCACTAATGCAAGTGCCAGAGGAGCAGATTAGCCTGCCTGTTGGTGCTGAGATTTTAACAGTTCAAACGCAAGGGGAACAGCCTTGTATCTGGGCTATGATTGATCTTAATGAGATTCGTTACAAGAATGTAACAGTCGAAACCTTTGGAACCGGTCACAAAATGGACGATGCTGAGCGCCGTTACATTGGCACCTACCAAATAAATAACGGGGATTATGTATTCCATGTTTTTGAAAGGCTTGATATATGAAAAAATGGATCCAAAACCTCTTAGGCATCACAAAGCTGATTGAGGAAAAGAAAAAGCAGCGTGAACTATTAGAGAATATTCACAGGGAGGTTAAGCGCAATGCTGATTTGACAGCTGATCGCAATAAACACTCTAATATTCCACGTAGAAGTTTTTAACCCGGTAACGAAACTGATTTCGTGACTAAAAAACTATTGAGATATGGCAAAATTACACACCAAAATAACAATAGAACTGGTTTGGCTAAAGGAAAAGACAGACCTTTCAAAGTGTTCGGCCTGTGGAGATGTGATTTATGGAGATATGAATGTTCTTCTTTTGGCTCCAAAAATTGATAATGTAAGATTACGGGGGACGATGGCCGATTTGGCTTTATGCGATTCGTGCCGGGATTTGGTTGAAATGAATAACTAATTATTGTTAACCACCCAATTTTGTAAACCCCCGAAAAAACCTTTATTAAACCCCCAATAACACTACCTGTTAAATAGACCCTTTATATTTATCATAAAATGACAATCTCGGACAAAGAAATAGATGTTTTTAAAGCATGGCGAAACGACTGGAATAAGTTTGCCAAAGAAGTTCTAAAAGTTAACCTGGATATTGAACAGCAAAAGATACTCGCAGCCATTCAAACAGAGCAGCGGGTTTCTGTTTGTTCAGGAACCGCCCGGGGAAAAGACTTCGTTGCTGCCGTGGCAAGCGTCTGTTTTTTGTACCTGACACCAGTTTTCAAAGGGGATGAACTAATAAGTAACACAAAGGTAGCCATGACCGCCCCGACAGACCGGCAGATTGGAAACATCATGTACCCGGAAGTGTCCCGACTGTTTAAACGGGCTCAATTCTTACCGGGTAGATTGGTTTCTTATGATATCAGAACAGATTATGAAGAGTGGTTTTTAACAGGTTTCAAAGCATCAAAAGACAACCGGGAAGCATGGACGGGATTTCACGCGGCTAATACAATGTTTGTAGTCACAGAGGCATCAGGGATGGATGACCAGATATTTAACGACATTGAGGGCAACTTGCAAGGCAATTCCCGGCTTGTTATCATATTCAACCCGAACACGCCAACGGGTTACGCTGCCAAAAGTCAGAAGTCTCCACGTTGGAAAAAATTCCGTTTGGATAGTCTCACATCTCCGAATGTGATAGAGCGAAAAGAAATCATTCCAGGTCAGGTGGATTATCAATGGGTAAAGGATAAAGTTGACAACTGGTGCACTCCAATATCAAAAGACAACTTCACTAAGGCAGAAGGGGACTTTGAGTTTGACGGTAGGTTATACCGGCCAAATGATTTGTTCAGGGTAAAGGTTCGGGGTATGTTCCCGAAAGTCTCAGAAGACACTCTTATCCCGTTCGAATGGATTGAAATTGCACAGGAAAATTGGAAGAAGGCAAAAAGACCAAACGATTCTGTTAGGGTTGGAGCCGATGTCGCAGGGATGGGACGGGATAATTCCATTTTCTGTCACCGAATTGGGAACTACGTTGAGAAATTCGAAGTAATAGGTCAGGCAGGAACAGCTGACCATATGGCCGTGGCCGGTGCACTTGCTAATATCCTAAAGCATCCTTCCAATAAAGCTTTTATTGATACGATAGGAGAGGGAGCCGGAGTTTATTCAAGACTGGAAGAGCTGGGCTACAACAATGCTTTTTCTTGTAAGTTTTCTGAGCGGGCCGATGACCTTACCGATGAAACAGGGGTTTATCGTTTTGCCAATATGCGGGCCTATTTGTTTTGGGCAATTCGCGACTGGCTAAACCCTTCAAATGGACACAAACCATGTTTGCCGCCCTGCGATGAATTAACGGAAGAGCTTACAGAGATTAAATGGAAGTTCAGGTCGGACGGGAAAATAATTATTGAACCCAAAGAAGATATTAAAAAGCGGATTAAACGGTCCACCGACTACGCGGATGCCCTTGCAAATACATTTTACCCACACGACCACATTCAGGAACAACAAGAAGATATTGGCGGCTTTTTCGCTTAAATATTGTACAAAAACTTAATTGTCAAATATAACACACTGTAACTTACAGTTAAAACGCTTTGCTCAAAGTAATTTGCTCGCAAAACGCGCGTTATGACAATTGAAGAGATTCTTAAATTAAAGCCGGAAGATGCCTATAAGGAGTTATCCACCAAGGTAGCTCTAAGGGTTGAAGCTGATACCATCCTTAAACAAATCGACCCCTATCAGCACAAAGTATTTGACCAGACTTTAAGGCCGAAAAAGACGGTCAAAAAGCCAGCTGGAAAGGATTCACAAGGAAAAGTAAAGTACGAAGACCGAGCGGAAGAGGTAACCAGGATAGCTGTTCCGGTTCAGAAACTTATTGTGGAGCGGGCAATTGGCTTCACCCTGGGTAATCCTGTAACTATTCAATCAGACAATGAAGAAGGCGCGGAAACAGATCTTTTAAACATGATTGAAAAGGTCTGGACGGATAACAAGCTTCAATACTTTGACCGCAAATTGGCCCGCGCGTTATTCTCAGAAACCGAAGTGGCTGAGCTTTGGTATTTCACAAAAGATGAAGATTACTGGGAAAAACAAGGGGTTGTACTTCGACCAAAAGTTAAAATTCTAAAGGCTTCGGACGGGAATAAACTCATTCCTAAATTTGACAGTTACGGCGACCTTATCGCCTTTTCGCGTGAATATTCCACAGAGATAGAGGGAAAGAAAGTCACTGTTCTGGATGTGTACACAAAAGATAAGCTGATGACTTATCATAAAAGCGGGGACGGGATTGTAATCGCAAAAAATGAAGCTAATCCAATCGGTAAAATTCCCGTTGTGTACTATCAACAACCCTATCCAGACTGGTATTTTGTTCAGCCTATAATTGAAAGGCTGGAGACTCTTTTATCCAACTTTGGAGACACAAACGACTATTTCGGTTCCCCAATGGTTTTTGTACAGGGACAGGTAACGGGCTTTGCATCCAAAGGCGAACAGGGCAAAGTTTTGCAGGGCGAAAAAGGAGCAGAAGCAAAGTATCTGAGCTGGGATAGTGCCCCGGAAGCCGTGAAGCTGGAAATTGAAACGCTCCTTGAACTGATCTACACAAACACACAAACGCCTAATATCTCATTTTCTCAAATGAAGGGATTAGGCAACCTTTCCGGAGTGGCCTTGAAGCTCATGTTCATGGATGCTCACATGAAGGTTGAGAATAAGATTGAGATTCTGGGAGAGATGTTTCAGCGGCGTTTAAACTTATTAAAAGCCATGTGCGGGAAAGTGGCTGACAGTTCACTTGAAGAGGCTGTAAAGACTTTAACTGTTGAACCTGTCTTTACTCCTTATCTGCCACGAAACGAAAAAGAAGAGCTTGAAACGCTCAACATTGGTGCCGGTGGCAAAGCTGTAATGTCTCAGAAAACAGCGGTTAAAAACAATCCTTATGTGCAAGATTCAGAAGCTGAAATGGAGCAAATTAAAGAGGAAGAGAATAACGCTGCAACCCGGCAAACATTTGAATATTAATGAGCGAAAAAGTAAGCACACAATCAGAAAGTAAATATCAAGACTGTGGCTTTTCTTCTTGTGAGGGTTGCCCATTGACGTTCGTGTGTTATGCTGAAAACGAAGATGTCTAATGCTCAAAAAACTCGACAACGACCACTTCAGGCGAATAGCCGAATATGAAGCGCAAATAGCAGGTCTTTACCTTGATGCTATTCGTGAAGCCTCTCGTATGAGTGTTGGGGTGACGTTAGGGGATAAGCCGTTTTCATTTAAAGACTACCCGGCATTAAGAGCCCGGGCCGACAGGATCATAAGCAAGTTGGCAAGCGATATAACCGTAAGCATTGAGGGAGGAGTAAACAGCGAATGGGCTTTTGCCAATGATAAAAATGATATGCTGGTAGAAAGGTTTGTTCAAAACACCAACCTTTCCCCAGGTCAGGCGGTTGCTTTTATGCCCCGAAATATTCAAGCCTTAAACGCATTTCGTGAACGTGCCGTAAAAGGCATGAATTTAAGCGACCGGGTTTGGCGTTCAATGCGACAATTCAGGCAGGAAATTGAAATGACCTTGGATGTGGGTATCAGAGAGGGCAAAAGTGCCGCCCGTATCAGTCAGGATTTAAGACCAGCTGGAACTGGATATTTAAATAACCCTGACAAGCTATTCAGAAGAGTACGAAACCAACACGGGCAACTTGTTTTGTCAAAAAATGCCGCTGCTTACCATCCCGGCCAGGGGGTTTACAGGTCTTCATTTAAGAATGCTCTCAGGCTTGCCAGAACCGAAACAAACATAGCCTACCGAACAGCCGACCATTTAAGATGGGTTCAAACGGATTTTATTGTAGGGATAAGAGTAATAAGGTCGAATAATCCTTATGAGTGTAGTATTTGCGGCTCGTTAGCAGG